AGTATTAAAGATTTAAGATATAAGAGAGATGATTTTAGTATTAAAGATTTAAGATATAGTCTTATCCTACTGGGTACAGGAGTCACATTACTTAATTCAAAAGTTAAGTAATCTTAATAAATTTGGTAGTTTAAAATATTTATATTATCTTTGCATCCGCAAAATAATAGATGTTTGAAATAATGAAGTTAATTATGAATTATATAAGGAATCTGATATTGTTTATATGGCAATTACCTCAACACTTATTAGCTATACTATATATAGGATATTTAGTAATGATGTGTAAAGATTTAGGTATAGATTCCAGATATAAACAAGCTATAGTAATTCCTTGTGTTATGAGAGGAGCAGTTACTTTAGGTTGTTATGTATTTGTAGGACTTAATTCAGAATATAGGAAAACTGTTAAACATGAATTAGGACATACAATTCAAAGTAAGATATTAGGTCCTTTATACTTAATTGTAATAGGTATTCCTAGTATTACTTATTGTGGTTTAAGAAGGATATTTCCTTCATTAAGAAAGAAGAATTACTATGACTTTTACACTGAGAAATGGGCAAATAATCTTAGTGAAAAGCATATAAAGTAATCTTTTGATTACACATTATAATATTAAGAGTGATGACCTTAGTATTATTAACCTGCATAAATAAATGGTGATATTCTCCCTTGCAGGTTTTATTGGGAGAATATTGGAATATAGTGTAATGGTAACACGAGAGATTTTGGTTCTCTAATTTTCAGTTCAAATCTGGATATTCCAACTATGATGGCTCTGTAACTCAGTGAATAGAGTAGCAGCCTTCTAAGCTGCGAGTCATAGGTTTGAATCCTATCAGAGTCACAACTATTAACTTTTAGATTTAATATATTAAACTAAGGTTTTCAACTCTACTTTCCCTTAATAAAGTAGAGTGCTATAATTAATATAATTAATATAGATACTATTATTAATCAAAAATCCCAGCTATAAATAGGAGTATAGTTCAGTTGGTTAGAGCATTTGGCTTATATCCAAATTGTCGGGGGTTCAAGTCCCTCTGCTCCTACTATTTCTCTCTTTAGCTCAGTTGGTAGAGTACAAAACTTTTAATTTTGGAGTCATGGGTTCAAGTCCCATAGGAGAGACTATGAATTATTTATTAAAACTTATACAGAATAATACAGGAGTAAGTTCTAAGAATTTCTTTTTAGTATCTGTAACTATTGTAGGTATATTATTACTTATAGTACCTATAATAGTATTATTAGTAGAAGTATTTAATGAACATACAATACATACAGATTTAAGTGGTATGTCACAATATATTGCATCAGTAGCAGCTATATTTACATCTGTAGGTATTACTAAAGCATGGTCAGAAAAATATGAAAAGAAATAAGCTTCTCTATATCAATGATAGATTGTCATCCTTGTAAGGTGAAGGTTATAGGTTTGAGTCCTATGAGAAGCTCAATATAAACTTTAAATTTGTATTATTATGAAAGTGATTACATTTGTAAAAAGCATGATTAAAGCTTATTTTAAAGCTTATGCAGATGCTATGGAACCATTCTATAAACATGGTATTTCTCCTATGTGTCCTGCATAATTAATTGATGTTTAAAGTGTTATGAGCAATATGGCTCATACACTATGGTTAAGGAGGTAAATACCTCCTTTTTTAATGACCATTAATTAAGTGTTAAAGTATGTAATTTCCTTGCATAATATAAATGTTTGTATTATTTTTGCAGCAGTTAAATAAAACAATGCTCCTATGGTGGAATTGGCAGACACAACAGATTTAAGCTCTGTTACTTATTAAGTGTGTGAGTTCGAGTCTCACTAGGAGTACTAATATAAAAATATTAAGAATATGGCAATAAAAAGAGAATTACAATGGCAGGCAGAAGATGATGCTAGAACAATGGCTAGGTATCAGGAAATTATGTCTGATAAAGCTAGATTAAAGAGAGCAACAACTGCTGCAAGAAAAGAAGCAACTAACTTAACTAAAAGAGCAAATGCAATGAGTGCTGCTGCTAAAGGAGGAAGGAGAAAATAATATGGTAGGAATGTTGAAAACAATAAATAGTTGTTCAGGTACAACTAGTAAAGAATTACGTGATAATATTAATAAGAAAGATATTACTAAGGACCAAATAGTTGATATAGTATATGCTATAAATAGGTTCTATTGTTTCTATTATGAATAGATTAATATGAAGAAGTTTAATAATGAACATAAAGAAGAATACAATAAGGAACCTGTATATTATTGCAAGAAATGTCTATCTTTAAAAATAGGATATGTAGCAGTATTAGAGGATTCAGAATATTGTGAAGATTGTAATTCTACTAATATAGGAAAAGCTCCTATTGAAGAGTGGGATAAAATGTTTTTTAATAAATATGGTTATCATTATTTAGAAGAATTTAAAGATAAATAAATATGGAAGAGAATAGAAAAAAAAAGAAGCTCACTTATGAGCAGTTAAATGAAGTTGCTAACCAGTTAGCACAAGAGAATATGAAGCTTAAACAGAAGTGTCAAGAGCTTTATATGGCAGATACAATTAAGAGATTAGAATTCTTGTTTAAGGTAGTAGAATCAACATATCCTTTTAATGCAGAATTTAGAGATACTTGTGCTAAAGAGATTATAGAACTTATGACTCCTGTACAGGAGAATAAAGAAAATAAAGAATCAGAATAAAATGGATAGACCAAATAGTGCATTAAAAGTTCCTTATAAGAACTTAATGGGATTTTTCACACTATGGTTAAAGTTCTTAAGACCTTTTCATACTTTGTCAGATAGAGAGTTAGAAGTAGCTGCTTGTATGCTTAAAAACAGATATGAACTTAGTAAGAAAATATCTGATGAAAAGATACTAAATGATGTCTTATTCAGTAAAGAGAATAAAGATAAAATGATGAAAGAGTTACATATTACTAATCAATATTATCAAGTAATACTTGGTAAATTGAGAAAAGTAAAATTTATAAAGGATAATAAAATCTATTCAAGATTTATTCCAGAATATGAAGAAGGTAAGGTGTTTACTTTATTACTTGTATTTGATGAAGAAAAGATAAAAGATGAATTATAAATATTCAGTTATAAAAGTAGCAAAAGAACTTAATTTAAGTGAAGAATTCGTAGATAAAGTATATAAAGCTTATTGGATAACTATAAGAGAATATATGTCTTCTCTTCCTCTTAAAGAAAATCTTACAGAGGAAGAGTTCAATAGGCTTAGACCTAATATTAATATACCTTCTATAGGTAAGTTCTATGTTACTTATGATAGGTATAAAAATAAAAAGAAACAATTTGATATAATTAAAAAATTGAAGAGTAGAAATGAAGATAATTAAAGCAAAGAAAATTAAACCTACATTTGACCATGTAGTAACTTCTTTAAATCTTTATGAAGAGGATTTATATGAGAATGGTATTATTACTCATGGTAAAGGAGAACCAATGATGGAACAAACTGTAATAGCAACAGGTCCTAATACTCCATTTAAAGAAGGTATGATAGTACATATCAACCCTATTAAATATGCTAAGATGAAACATAAAAAAGGTTCACTTAATGATGGTGTTATTGAAGATAATGCAGTTATTGATTATGTTCTACCTATCATTCCTATGGGAGATAAACTAGTATTATTCTTACAGTCAAATGATATTGATTATATTATTGAAGAGTGGGATGATGTTGAAGTAGAAAAACCTAAGAAACAGACTCTTATTCTTCCTGGCAAAAAAAGTATTATTGTCTAATTAAATAGTCCTAGTCAAAAGCTAGGACTTTAATTTTTTATAGAGATATGAAGTTATTAAAATATGAAGGATATAATCTTACTTTTGAACCTGAAATATTAGCTCTTAAAGTATTTAAGAGGTTACATACTAGAGACCATTCAAAAGATAAATCGAAATTTATTCAAGAGTTGGCTTTTATATATTTTTATTCAGACCCTAGGTCTGATTATCAATATTTAACTGATGAGAATGAAAGACTTAAAGCTATAATAGAAGGAGAAGGTTTACCTAATGATTGGAAGATAGATAAAATATTACAGGATGCTATAGATTACTATAGTTCTTTTAAGCCTACTTCTGCATTATTACTTGAAGATACTAGAGCAGCAGTAGATAAGTTGAGACAGTTATTAAGAAATATAGATTTAACAGAAGTTGATGATAAAGGTAAACCTATATATACTCTTAATACTATTACTGCTACAATTAAACAAGTTCCTTCATTAGTTAAGGACCTAGATGAAGCAGAAAAGACTATAACTAGAGAAATTATGCAAGATGAATCTATTAGAGGTTCACAAGAAAAATCAATGTTTGAAGATGAATAATATAAATATAGAAGCTTTTAATAATAAACAGTTTGATATATTTGGTACTACTTTTACTATTAAACTAGTAGATACATTAGATGCAGATGATAATCTACTTCATTATGGACTTACTAAAGGTAATATAAAAGAGGTAATAATAAGTAGAAAAGTAATAAAAGCTAAGCAACCTGATTCAGAGTTATATTTAACATTAGTTCATGAGATTGTACATATTATATTGGATACAGGACAATGGCTTGAAGAATCAGGGAATGAAGCATTATTAAAACAAGATATATTATATCATTATTAAAACAAGATATATTATGCAAATAGAAGATATAACAAGTGCTTTAAATAAGTATTTAGAAGATAAAAGAAAGCTTGAAAAGTTAAATATAAAAGGACATTTTGTAGTTAAAAGAAATATCAAAACTATGAAACCTCCTATTTATAAGAAATTTATTATCGAGCTTTATTATGTTACTCCTGTACAGGAGAAAGAGATATTTACAATAATGAACACAGATAAATGTCCCAGTGGTTCTGAAGATGCTTATTGGGAAAACTTAAGTAAAGAATATCTTTTATATGTGTTTAATTTAATGAGAACTGAAACTTTTACTAAATTAATATATGGCAATATTGATTGAAACTAATGAATATCAAACTCCTATAACTAAAGAATTACTTTCTCAATATCCAGAGGAAGTAATTCAACAGTTTACAGAGATTGTTAATATAGTTCCTTTTATTAAGAATCTTATTAATCCTAATAGACCTAAGATAGAAGATTTACCTAGAGATAAAGAAGGTAGAGCTATTGTAGATATAACTAATCCTCCTATATATAAAGATACAGATTATTTTAGACAAGCAGCATTATTTTATTTAAAGAATAATTGCTATACCAAATTAAGACCTAATAGTAATCCTAACAGTGAATATAGGAAATATTGGAGAGAAGAATTAAGAAGATGTAGAGAAGGACTTATAAGACAATCTGATGGTATGTATGTTACTGGTTTTCTTTACTGGTTTCTTAATTATTGCCCAATGATGGTAAACTTCTATAAAGAAGGACAAAAGAAAGCTATAAGAAAGGAATCTTTTGGTTTCTTCTTTGAAGGTATATGGTGGAGAAGTATTTATCTTTATAATGCTAGAGAGCAAGGACATCATGCAATAGAATTAGCAAAAAGAGGTTGTGCCAAAAGCTATTTTTTAGCTACAATAATGTCACATAATCTTATTGTAGGAGAATCAGAAGCTGCACATAAAAGATGTATTACAGTACTTACTGCTGCACAAAAAGAGTATCTTAAAGATGATAAGGATGGTACTTTAAATAAGTTTATACCAGAGCTTTCATTTGTTATAGATAATACTCCTTTTCCTAATCTTTTATTAAAGAATTCACCTAATGAAATGTCTTGGCAAATGGGTTATAAGAAACCTAATGGTGCTATAGGTGGTTCTATGAATCAGGTGTTAGGTGTATCTGCTAAAGATGATAGTGATAAACTTAGAGGTAAAAGAGGTTGGATATTATATGAAGAGATGGGTACTTTTGATGGCTTATTGGAACTATATGATGTAACTAGAAAATCAGTAGAAGATGGTGATTATACTTTTGCATGTATGTATTTAGTTGGTTGTATATGTGCAGGAACTAAAGTTTGGACTATAGATGGTAGAAATATTAATATAGAGGAATTAGAAGAAGAAGATGGAATTGTAGGATTTACAGATAATTTAGATTTAGCAGATAAACAATTAATAAGAGGAATAACTAAAGAGCCTATTGTTTCTACTATTTATAAACAACCAAAAGAATGTGTAAGAATTACTTTAAGTAATGGAAATATCTTAGAATGTTCTATAGACCATCCTATTTTAATTCAAAAAGGTAAATACTCTCATAGGAAATTAATAGGTTATGAAGAGATATTTAGAGAAGCAAAAAAATTGAAAATAGGAGACAGAGTACTAGAATCTAGAAAAGTAAATATATTTGGTAATAATACTTTATTTGATGCTAGATTAGTAGGAATGCTAATAGGGAATGGTTCTTATGGTTCAAGTGTAAAATATTGCTCTGAAGATAAAGAATTACAGGATTATGTAAAGAGTAAATATGAATGTAAAGTATTTAGAACTCATATAACAAAGAAAGGAAACTTATATGAAGAATTTAGAGTAAATGGTATAAGAGGTAAACTTAATGATATAGGTATATTAGGACAAACTAAATTAGCTAAAAGATTACCTATTAATTATCAAACTTTAAATGAAGATAATGTAAGATTACTTTTATCTGGATTATATGATACTGATGGTAGTGTTTGTATTAATAAAAAAGATGGTTATATATATTTAACACAAAGTAATAAAGAAATATTAAGTCAAATACAAATCTTATGGAGAAAATTTGGAGTTATTGGAGTTATTACAAAGACAAATCCTACTATAAAAAAGGATAAAAAAGATAGAAAAGATAGAAAGAATAAAAAAGATAGAAATCCTTGGTTTACTCTCACTATATCTGGAAGATATAATTGTTTAAATGCTATAGAAGTATTAAATTTATTAGTACCACATAAGAGAGATAAATTATTAGAAATTAAGACTTTATATAGTGAGAATCCTAGTAAGAGATTACAATCTTATCCAACAGATGTATTAATGCATAGAATCATTAATATTGAAAATATAGGAGTTAGAGAAGTATATAATTTAACAACAGGATTAAGTCATACATATTTAGCTAATAATATTATAACTCATAATACGGCAAACAATAAAGAATCATCTTTTTTATCTGCTAAGAAATTATTATATGCACCTAACTCTTATAATATACAAAGTGTACCTAATGTATATGATAAAAAAGGTAGTGGTAAAGATGTTTTTGGTTTCTTCTTTCCTGCATATATTAATAGAGCAGGATGTTATAACAAAGATGGTATATCTGATGTAATTAAAGCCCTATTACAAGTATTAATGGCTAGATATGAAGCTAAATATGGTGCAGACCCTACATCAGTACTTAGAATTATAGCAGAGGACCCTATTACACCAGCAGAAGCTATTATTAAGGTAAAAGATGCATATTTCCCTGTAGCTCCTTTACAGGAAAGAGCAGATACTCTTGATAAGAATCCTAGTTTATATGATGATATATATGTAGGAGAACTATATACTACTGGTACAGGAGAAATAGAATTTAGACCAACAGATGATATTCCTATTAGAACTTATCCAGTAGATAATGATACTAAAGGTGCTTTAGAGATATATTCTATGCCTAAGAAAGATAGAGAAGGCAAAGTATTTAGTGATAGATATATTATAGGAGTGGACCCATATGACAATGACCAAGCAGAATCTCATTCTTTATATAGTATCTTTGTTTTAGATACATTTGTAGATAACTTAGTTGCTGAATATACTGGTAGAACAAAATTTGCAGATGAAGCACATGATATGGTACTTAAACTATGTATTTTCTATAATGCTAAAGCTTTATATGAAAGTAATAAGAAGGGTTTATATGCTTATATGGAAAAGACTAGAAATACATTTAGATTAGCTGATACTCCAGAATATTTAAGAGATAAACAATTAGTTAAATATTCTTCTTTTGGCTCTAATGCTAAAGGTGTTAATGTTAGTGCTAATATTAATAACTTTGCAAATAGACTTATTAAGGATTGGTTATTAATGAAAGTACCTATAGAAGTTAAACAGGAAGATGGACATACAGAAATACAGGAAGTACCTAAATTATACACATTAAAGACTAGAGCCTTAATTGAAGAGGCAATTCAATTTAATCCAGATATAAATGTGGATAGAATTAGAGCTTTAGGTATATTAATGCTCTATAGAGAGCAATATATTATTAGATATGGTACAGGAAGAACAGAATCTAATTCAGAAATACTAAGTAAAGATTATGCAGGTAATGATGAATTCTTTACTAAGAATTTTGATGCTAGACATATAGGTAAACAGTAAATTTAGTAAAAATAGATTAAAATAATAAGAAATCCACTTATATATAGGTATAAGTGGATTTTTTTATATATCTTTGCAAGCAAATTAAATTAATAATAATATGAGTGAAATAAATAGTTTTCCAAGACAGGCTTTACCATTTTCTAGAAAGACTAAAAAGTGGAGAAAGCAATGCCTAGATTTTTTTGATTCTAAATCATTCACTCATTATTCTCTATGCAGAAAAAGTGTTTTTCATAAGAAGATTAACTATGATTTATTATTAGGTAAATTACATATGAATGATTTGCAATTAATATTAAATCCAGATGATGTTAAAGCAGATTATATACCTAATAAAATACAACATTATAGTATTCTTCTTCCTAAACTTAATGTTCTTCAAGGAGAAGAATCAAAAAGAGTATTTGATTATAGAGTTATAATAACTAATCCTACTGCTATTTCTGAAATAGAAGAGAATAAGAAAAAAGAATTAAATCAGAGATTACAGGAATGGATAACTGATAATTCTATGAGTGATGAAGAAGCTAGTCAGGAATTAGATAAAATTAATGATTACTTTACATATAATTGGCAGGATGCAAGAGAACAAAGAGGAAATTTAATCCTTAATCATTATGCCAAGCAATATGATATGAAAGTAATGTTTAATGAGGGATTCAGAGATGCAATGACTGTAGGTGAAGAAATTTATCAATGTAGTATTGAAGGAGGAGAACCTGTAGTAAGAAGATTAAATCCTTTAAAAGTAAGAATACTCAAATCAGGATATAGTAATAGAATAGAAGATGCAGATATTATTATTCTTGAAGATTATTGGAGTCCTGGAAGAATAATAGATACATTCCATGATGTATTAAAGAAAAAAGATATTGATTATATTGAGAATCTTAAAGTAGGCATTGATGAAGGTAAAACAGATGAAATGAGTAATGTTGACCCTAGATATACTATGATACCTGCTGATTTCTTAGATGAAAATATTGAAGTTAATAATGCAGAAGTAAGCCAAGAAGGTTTCTTTAATTCTATCACAGATGGATATACAGAAAGCCTTATGCCTTATGATATGGCAGGTAATATTAAAGTACTTAGGGTATATTGGAAATCTAAAAGAAAAATTAAGAAAGTAAAATCTTATGATGAAGATGGTGAACCTCAATATAATTTCTATTCAGAAGATTATGTAATTAATGAAAACTTAGGTGAAGAAGAAGAAACTTATTATATTAATCAGGCATGGGAAGGTACTAAGATAGGTGAGAATATCTATGTTAATATGAGACCTTGTGTTGTACAATATAATAGTTTAATGAATCCTTCAAAATGTCATTTTGGTATTATAGGTTCTTTATATAATCTTAATGATAATAAGCCTTTCAGTTTAGTTGATATGATGAAACCATATAACTATTTATATGATGTTATTCATGATAGATTAAATAAATTAATTGCTAGAAACTGGGGTACTTTAGTTAACTTTGATTTCTCTAAGAAACCTAAGAATTGGGGAATGGATAAATGGATGTATTTTGCTAAGACTTTAGGATTATATGTTCAAGATTCTTTTAATGAAGGTAATGTAGGTGCTGCTACAGGAAAGCTTGCAGGAGCTATGAATAATGCTTCAAATGGAGTTATATCTGCAAGTGATGCTAATCAGATACAATCTTATGTAGAATTACTTGCCTTTATTAAAAATGAAATGTCAGAAGTAGCAGGTATTTCTCCTCAAAGAGAAGGTCAAGTTAGTAATAGAGAAACTGTAGGTGGAGTGGAAAGAGCAACATTACAATCTTCACATATTACTGAATGGTTATTTGTTACTCATGAAAACTTAAAGAAAAGAGTTCTTGAAGCTTTTATTGAAACCGCTAAAATAGCTATGAAAGGTAATAAGAAGAAATTCCAATATATATTACCTGATGGTGCTTTAAAGATGATAGAAATAGATGGTGATGAATTTGCTGAATGTGATTATGGCTTAGTTGTAGATAATAGTGAATCTTCTCAGAAGTTGAATCAACAGATAGAAACATTAGCACAAGCAGCTTTACAGAATCAGACATTATCATTCTCTACTATTATGCAATTATTTGGTACTGCTTCTCTTGCTGAAAAGATTAATATGGTTAAGAAAGATGAGAATGCCAAATTACAACAATTACAACAATCTCAACAACAGGAAGCACAACAAGCTCAAGCTGCTTTACAACAGAAGGCTGAGAGTGAACAACTTCAAAGAGAACAGGAATATAAGATAAATCAAGAGAATAATGAAACTAAGATATTAGTTGCTCAGATTAATGCAGCTCCTATAGGAGAACCTGATAATTCTATGGAACAAGTTAAACTTGATGAAAATAAGAGACAATTTGATACAAATCTTAATTTTTTAAAAGAAAAACTTGATAAAGAATTATCAATTAAAAGACAACAAATTCATAAACAAGTAAATAATAAACAATGAAAATAATAAATCAACTTGTAGTACAGTCTGATATGCCTAATGATAATAATGTTGTTTGGGTATATGGTAATACTGCTAAATATTATAATAATGGTACTTGGACTACTTTAGGAGAATCTAATGAAGATAGGAAAGAACTTAAAGAAAAAGTAGATTCATTAGATAAAAAAATGGGAGAAGTTAAAAAAGACCTATCTATACTTGATTCAAAACAAGGTGTAGTAGAATTAGAAATAGGAGATAGTAATGAAATTAAAGCTAATAATTTAAAGAAACTTCAATCTATTCAAACTAATGACCATTATTTCTTTACAGATATTAATTATGGATATGGTACTGCTTCTTGGCTTCCTGCTTCAGGAGGAAATGCACTTATTATAACAAATGAAGGTCATGCAGTTAAATATACTATAAGTAAAGATGGAGAGGTTACTAAGGGAGAAGAATTTACTTTAAAGGATTTTACTAGTGAATTAAACAATAAAGTAGATAAAGTTAAAGATAAACAATTATCTAGTAATGATTTTACTACAGTAGAAAAGAATAAATTAGCTAGTCTGAAAAATTACACATTACCAACTGCTACTAAGGATATTTTAGGTGGAGTTAAAGCTATCACTAATATAGAAGACTTAGATGCAGATACTGCTACTATTAGTCAAGTAGCAGGAGTAGTAAATAATTTATTAGCACAATTTAGAATCAGTGGTTTAATACAATCATAATATGTATGCAGAAGATAAGAAAATAGATGAATTTATTTCTTCTAAGATAGATAAATTTGAGTTTTCTAAAGGAGAACAAGCTCCAGAAGATACAACTTTATTATGGATATATAACAATAATATAAAAGTATATAATGAATGTATATCTGCTTGGAGAAATATAGGTATTTATGACAAAGACCATATTGATATGAGAATAACAGAGTTTAATTAACAATTTAGAAAGTTATAAATATGTTTTTTACAAGAGAAGATATTTTAAAAATACAACAAGCTTTACTTAAACTTGGAGTAAAAGATAGTGAATTACCAAATGCAGAACCTGTTACTTATGATGATACATTATCTATAGTACAAGATGGTAAGAATAAGAAGATTGGAATTAAAGATTTCTATAATCAAATATCTTTATGGAAAAGAAAAAATTTTATTAATATTACTGATAAGTATGATGAGCATTATATTTCATTAATAAAAGCTATTACTTTAGTTCCTATTTCACAGAGGAAAGATGGATTAATTATTACTTTTCAAGATGTAGAAGGTAATTGGGAAATATATCAGTTTAGAGGTAATATTACAGAATTTTTGGAAGAGGATAAATGGTTTAATTTATATGATTATAGAAATAATATAATACAATCAATAGTGCCTGATGAAGAAGATTTAACTGCTTCTACACCTGATAAAAATAGAAATTCTTTAGTTTCTTTAAAAGATAGAATATATGACCCTACAAGTTTTAGTGGTAAAGGATATAAAATCTTACGTAAGAATAAACAACCTGTTAATATAGCAATAACTAAAATCAAAGTAGAATTTACTCCATCATCAGATGGTACATTGTCTTTCTCTATCAATGGCAAGGAGACACAAGTTTCAGTATCTGTATCAACAGATAACACTACTATATTGGTAGCAGATAAGATAGCTTCAAAACTTACTGAAACAATGACAGAGTATGAAATATCAAAAGATTCTTCAACTATTATTCTTACTAGAAAGTTTGGTGGCTCTGTAACTCCTTCTTTATTTTCTGCAAGCACTACTGGTGTAGTATGTACTATTATTGACAGTACCAAAATAGATATCCGAAATATCCTAACACCAGCTATGATTAATCTGCCTAATACTATCTATGAGGTAAGATATGACTTTGACCTTAATGGAGAGACCATAGAAATGCAAGAGGGATGCACATTGAAGTTTGAGGGAGGTATGTTTAAAAAGGGAACAATTACTTTCAATGATACCAAGATTATTAATAATCTATTTACTCACATAGATTCTAGTCTATCTTATAACGTGAAATTTAAAAATGACAAATCAGAGATTTGTGTTGATGATTTTGGTGCAGACCCTAATGGTATAAAACTATCAACAGAGGCTATCAATAAAGCCATCCAATATTGTTCCTATAATAAGATAACTAGACCAATCCAATTCTATGGTAAGTATCTTATTGATGATGCAATAATGCTTGAATCTAATATAACTCTTAGTGGTAATAATAGTGAATTATATTGGAATAAGTTAAAAGGTACTAAGGCATTTGGTACAGACTTATTTAATAAAGACGGATATAAAAATATAACTATTAAAGGCTTTAAAGTAGATTGTGACAATGCTTGGACATACATCTATGAAGATGGAAAAGATAAGAGCATACCACGAGGAGTATTTGCTTTATCAAATATAGATGGATTAAAAATCTTAGATTGTAAGAGAACTTATCCATCTTTAATTCAGCCAGTTTGGTTATTCGATTGCTCAAATGTCATAATTGAAGGTTGTCAATTTATAAAAACTCTTACCGCAGAACAATCTCCAGGTGAATCAAATGGTATTTGGGTTTCCAATGGTAACAAAGCAATCGAAAACATAGAAATTAGAAATTGCTACATAAAAGGTTATAGAGATGGTTGTATTGAGATGTATATGATGAAAGGAATAATGGATGATTGGAGTAAAACAGATTTTTCTCCTGTGAAAAACGTAAATATACATGATAATCATTTGATTGGTGGAAGTTATGCAATAAGTATGGGTATTGCTGGACTTAATGATGATGGAAGTTTAAAAAGTTATATTGAAAACACTATTGTTTCTAATAATATAATTGAAGATTCTAGTATTATTTACAGAATTAATTGTAAAGGAAGCCAGATAATAAAAGATAACACATTTATTTATAATACTTATAGTCCATCACCTATTTTTGCTATTAATTTCGACCATTATGAAGGAAGCAAATTAGGTACTGTATTGATTTCTGGAAATCATGGATATGGAGAATGTGTAAACGGGGCAATGAATATTGGCAAATGTAACAAATTAATTGTTTGTAACAATACTTTTAATAATAGATATTCAGCATCAAATTCAGCTATTGAACTAAGAGGTCCAGTAGCCCTTGGTGCTTATTTTACAAATAATTATTTTAAAGGACATACTGTGTTCAATCTTCTGAACTCCATGGCAAAAACACAGATTCAGTTAATTAATAATTATCTTGGAGGATATCAATGTATTTCTCTACAAGATGTAGGAAATCCGTATATTCTTAAACTATTTAACAATTATATGGATTGTGAATTAGTTGTTAAGAAAAGCAGTAGTACTATCATAGATACATCTAGTGTGTTCTCCAACAACTTGCTTGGTGCTGGTTTTGAAAATACTTGGAATACTCCTATGTTCTCTATTAAAGGAGCAGGAGTAAATCAAGTTATCACGAAAGCAGGTGCTTCTTATATGACAAATGGGAATAAACCAGATAAAGTTCATGAAGGCTATAGTTTTGTAATAGCTAATCAAAATGGATATGGAGGTTTTGTCTTAGGTACTTCTCAAAATTTGCCTATGATAATCAACAAAGGTGCAGCTCTTACTTTGCGTGGTACAAATCTTCCATCTGAAGGCTTAGGTACAAAAGTAAAAATGCTTGGAAATATTGAAAGTGCTCCAACAGATGTCCTAAATGAAGATAATAAGGGATATATTTACTACGATACTAACAAAAAGTGCACTATTGAATGGGATGGAAACAAATGGGTTCCAGTGGATAATAAAACAGGTACAACAGAAGAACGTCCTACATTCAATACAACTGAAGCACCAATATATAAGGGAATGCAGTATTATGACAGAACTTTGAATAGACCTCTTTGGTGGAATGGTACTTCTTGGGTTGACAAAGATGGAAATCCTGCTGATGCAAAGAAACAAGGTACAACTGAACAAAGACCATCAAATGTACAGATAGGTTATATTTACAAAGATACAACTTTAGGAAAGTTGATTCTTTGGAATGGTTCTTCTTGGGTAAATATGGATGGAACAAAATTAGAAGCTACAACTTCAAATGAGCAGACTGCAGAAAGTTCTTTGTAAATAATCAGTAAATGAGTAAAGTAGATAATAAGTTAGAAGAATTAGATAAATATATTAAAGAGAATTGCTAATATAACAAGGATGTTGACAAATCTGAAAAGATTTTGTTAACATCCTTTTTCTTTGTATCTTTGCAGCAGTTTAAATGTTTAACCTTTAAAATAATTAATTATAAATCCAGTAAATCAATTTATATTAGGTAGTAATCCTTATCTTGATGATTTAAATTAAAGAGTATCAGCAAAGATTAATGCAGTTAAAGCAGAATGAAGGTACTCCTTTATGGGATAAGATAGATTCTTAAATTAATACTATTACTCCTATACAGTAGAATAATATGCTACAGAATAAATAGTA